TTCGTAGATTTTACTACTCATAATAATAAGGTTTTATCAGAACCACTTATATAGAGTCAATCATATTCTACAATTTGTAGAATATTGACAATTAATCTAGGTTCGTTATAAAGCAGTAAATATGCCACGTAATGTGATTCTCAGTATGCCAGCCGAAAGAGAAAGAGTGTATTTTGCGCCATATTCTATACAGCATAGAGCCTGTCATGATGGGATTAGTTATTACGACCTCGATAAACTGGCTACCTGTATTTCCTGCTCAAAAATACTGCTTGTTGCAGATCTCATTTTTGACAACAATTATTCATCAATAAAAGATTTTCAAAAAAAGAATATTAAGGTTTTAACTCAAGTCTCAGAAGCTCTTAAAGTTCCTGGCTGGTTGGTCTGGTATAAATGCGATGAAAACAGAAATGTTTTATCCGTAAAAGTTAAGCAAGTTTCGCCAACCTTTAAACCTGGCTGGGAGGAGCTGCCAACAAAGTTAACCTGGGATGAATGGGTAGAATATTTAGAATATAAACAACAAGAACATTATCCTCATTGCACCAACAAACCATTCTTTAGATATAAAATAAGAAGGAAGTCATTTAAACGACAAGCAGATTATGAAAAACTTTTTCATTAGCGATAGCAAAGTATTAACTGAAAATAAAATCAGTCATTTTGATTTTAGAATATATGAATATTTATGTTCTAATTTTAATGTTAAAAAGATTTCAGCTTATGTTCGTATTACCGATATTGCTGGACATTTTACTTTATCATTACCTCAGGTAAAAGAATCTTTAGGAAGATTATCAAAAATAGTAATTGATGGATCTCCGCTTATTACCATAGAGGATGGTCCACATTATTTAATCTTTGACATGCCAAGACATAAGAAATTTCTGGACTCGATAGGTTTTCGCAAACATTCAGCAGCTGCAGGTTGGAAAAATCTTAGCGGTTATTTAAAAAGCAACCAGGATAGTAAAATTAAAAAACTATATCTTTATCCAAACCTGGATCAATTCCAACTGGATGACAAACTAAGAACTTTACCAGACGAACAAATCAATCGATTAAATGAAAGTCAGTTTATGTATCCATGGATTCTAAGGAATGAAAAAGAACGTCGTACAGCTACAAGCAATAATAAATCAAATTAATTTTGAATATCAAATCCAAATACTTATAGAGGATGCTGTCTATGTTGAACGTTTCCTGGCCAAGCCAAGCAATAGGAGCTGTCCTTCGATGTACCAGCTAATTGAAACCAGCTATGACAAGGAAGATATTGGTTATTATATTAAAAATTTAAAACTCAGAGCTACGCCACAACAGATTACTAGATATGAATTTGTAATTGATCTGTTGCTTATGATTAAGGAAGATATATCTGACGATCCTATAATGGCACGACGTTTGCTCTGGTTGCGAGGTTCAAATTATAAATGGACCAAGCTTGCAAAACATTTTGGATTTCATCGTACAACTCTAAAGAATAAGTATCAGAGGATCTTGGAACGGTTAGCAATAAAAATGAAGAAAGAAATAACATTTGACAAGTTGAACAGAATTTACTATCGAATCTAATATAATCGAAATAAAGTAATTTTAAATCACATAAGAAAATCTTAGAGACTAGACAAATAATCAAACAGCTGTATAATTTAAACAGTACCTGTTTTGATTCAATCCGTTTAAGAATAGCTGTATCAATTATTTTTTTTTTCTCTTTTTTTATTTTTTCAGAACAGATTAGTATTAGTGTACTTCAATCAATACAGACCCAGGCTGAAATGCCAGACTCTTACCAAACAAGGTAAAAGACCATGTCGAGGCAAAGGAATACTTTGTAAAAATGGCAAGATAAGATGTCGTATTCATGGCGGCTGGTCCAGAGGTCCCAAGTCTATCCAAGGAAAATTAAGAAGTTTAAAAAATCTTAAAAACATAAATTATGAAAAAATTGCCGCTCACTACAGAGCTGTCGAGTTCAATAATAAACCAGTTAATGCATGGTAAACCTCTAACTTCCATTGCCAGACAAGAAGGAATACCAAGCTTATCTAAAATTTATAACTGGATTCAAACAGATAAAGACTTTGCTGATAAAATCATTACAGCTCGCCGAATAGGCGCTCAAACCTATCTTGATAAGATGGTGGAGGAGCTAGAGAATTGCAGCCATAAAGATGCTTACATCGTTAATTTAAAATTGCAGCACTACAGATGGCTCGCCTCTAAGCTTTTATCGATCTATGGAGATAAGCAAGAGATCAAGCAAGATACAAACATTTCAATAACCTGGAATGTTCCAGATCAAGACAAGACTTTTGAGAATGAGAGTTCTATTCATAATGTTACGAATAGTTCTATTAATGAACTGGCTAAGGCTAATCCAGATAAAAACTATAAAGAGATGGAAAAGGAATTGGTTAAATAGTTCGGTATAAGAGACATATTAAAATGATCGTAACTTCGTCATGAGGTTCGTTCTTTATATATGTCGATGGATCCTGGCTATCTTTGAACCAGATCTTGAACCATTTGTTAAATAAATAAAGTGTTTCCTGGTTAGAGCAACGGTTTAAGCAAATGTTTCGTCAGCCTGGAGAAAAAAAAATGTGGTTTGGCGTGTAGTACCATACACCAAAAATGAGGCTTCATACTATATACATTTATATACCGATCAACCACACACAAACACATGAACGTATTTATAGATTTTATTCTTAAACATATCGAAAGCATTAGCTCCAAGATAGGAACTTGGTCCTGGCAAAAAAGATGGAAAAATAGAAATGAAGGTTACGGATATAGAAGCGGAAAAATATTTAAAAGATAAGTTTAAAAACGTATCGGCGTTAAGCTTTACGACTTATGGAAACGAACTCGTTATAAATTTTTCAGGATTTGAAGATCATGCCGATCTAAAGGAATTTGCCGATTTTGTTTTTGCAAAAATCAGGATGCGGTATTCGCATTTTACAGAATCGCCGACTATTCATTAATTATTTATGAAAGTTGTTATTCCTTATAAACCCAGGAAACAGCAATCGTATTTGCATAATAATCTGGATCGATTCCGTTATTCTTTGCTTTGCTGTCATCGAAGGTTTGGCAAAACGGTTATGTGCATTAATCATCTGATTAGAAGTGCGATGACTAATAAAAATCATGCACCAAGGTATGCCTACATTGCTCCGACCTATTCTCAAGCTAAGAAGATTGCCTGGGATTATTTAAAGTTTTATACCGAGAAAATTCCTGGAACAAAGTATAACGAAACTGAATTAAGATGTGATTTAATCAATGGAGCCAGGATAAGTTTATTATCCAGCGAAAATCCAGATAGTATTCGTGGAATAGGACTTGATGCTTGCGTAATCGATGAGGCGGCTAGCTGCAATCAAAATTTGATTGATGAAGTAATCATGCCAGCCTTGTCTGACAGGCGTGGCAAGTTAATTCTGGTTTCAACACCAAAAGGCATGAATAACCTGTTTTATGATTATTATCAGAAAGCTCAAGCCGATCCTAAGTGGTTTTTATATCGAGCAAAAGTTTCGGACACGAAGATTATTGATGACGATGAATTGGCGGCTGCAAGAGCTGTCATGGGAAACGAAAAGTATAATCAAGAGTTCATGTGCAGCTTTGTTGGACAGCATAAAGGCTCAATTTATGGTGATATTATTTCTACCTTGGATGACAAAAAACAGTTAGGTCGAGTTCCTCATGATCCAGGTTTTCCAGTTTCAACAGCCTGGGATATAGGTTTTTCAGATTCTACAGCCATTATCTTTTTTCAGAATGTAGGACATGCAATCAATATTATTGATTATGTGGAAGATCGAAATTTTGCCTTTCCTCATTATGCTCAGATTTTAAAAGAAAAAGATTATGTTTATGACAAGCATCTAGGTCCTCACGATCTGGATCAGACTGATTTTGCAAGCGGTAAGAGTTTAAGAGAAGTCGCTTACCAAATGAAGATAAATTTTAGAATAGCTCCAAGAGTAAAAATCGAGGATGGTATTCATAGTGTTAAAATGTTGCTGCCTCGATGTTATATCGATACGGATAACTGTTCTAAATTAATAACAGCTCTCAGACATTATCACAGAAAATTTAGTGATAAGGAGAGGATTTTTAAGTTGAAGCCAGTTCATGATTTTTCAAGCCACGCTTGCGATGCCATGAGAGTTTTAGCAACTGGATTTAATGAAGAAAAAATAATTAACAAACACAAACAAGCAATAGCAGACAATAGGTACAATATATTATGAGTTTTTTAATGCCAAAAATGCCAGCGATGCCTGCACCTCCACAGCTAGAGTTACCCAAGACTGAAGATGTGCCATCGTATGAAGATAAAGAAAGAGAAAAAGCTGAACTTGAAAAATTAAGATCAGCCGAAGTTCTTAGAAAAGGCAGACGTTCAACTATTTTAACTGGCGGCACAGGTTTAACAACCGATGCAGAGTTAAACAAAAAAAGTTTATTAGGAGGTTAATATGGGAGGATTTGTAGAAACAGTAACACAAAAAGTTACAGGTTACGAGCCACCACAAGTGCAACAGGTTCAACAACAGGCGGTGCGCCAGGAACCTAAAGGACCTACCACAGCTGAAGTTGATGATCTTACAAAAAAAAGATTAGCAACCAATCGAAGAGGAAGAAGAGCGACTATTCTTACTTCAACAAAAGGCGTTGACGAAGATATTACGTTAGGCACAAAAACTTTACTGGGATAATTAATGCAATCACAAGAATTAAGAGATCTCTCGAAAGAGTTACAAAATAATTTATCAAAACTTATTGAGAAGAGACGAAACTGGGAAAATCATTGGCAGCAGGTTTCAGATTATTGTTTGCCAAGAAAAGCGGACATCACTAAAGAAAGATCGCCAGGAGATAAACGACATAGCTTGGTTTTCGATGGAACTGCAATTCACTCACTTGAGCTGTTGGCTGCATCGCTCCATGGTATGTTGACTTCGAGCGCTTCGAGGTGGTTCCAGCTCCGCTTCAGCGAAACAGGATTAAATTCAATAGACGAGGCGAAAGAATGGCTCGATGATGCGACGAACAGATTATACGATGCTTATGCTAAATCAAACTTTCAACAGGAAATTTTTGAATGTTATCATGATCTGATAGCGTTTGGTACAAGCTGTGTTTTAATTGAAGAGGATAAAACTGATACTTTCAGATTCTCAACACGTCACATAAAAGAAATTTATATCGAAGAAAATGAAAAAGGATTTGTTGACCAGATTTATAGACGTTTTAAATTAACTTTAGCGAATGCAATTAATAAATTTGGTTATGATAATGTTAGCCAGGAAATTCAAAGAAAACATTTAAAATCTCCATTAGAAGAAATTGAGATTATACATTGTTGCAGACCTCGAACAATCTATAACGAAAATAAGCTTGATAAGAAAAATATGCCAATCCAGAGCATATATTTTGAATATAAAAATGGACACATTATTTCGATTGGTGGATTTAAAGAAATGCCATACGTCATTCCTAGGTATCTTAAATCGAGTACAGAAAATTATGGTCGTTCACCTTCGATGTCAGCGTTGGGAGAAATAAAAGTTCTCAATAAAATGGTTGAGGTGATGCTGAAAGCGGCACAAAAACAGGTGGATCCAGTTTTGATGGTGCCAGATGATCAAGTTTCTCTTGGTACAATTAGAACTTCTCCAGGTGCCATTAATTATTACCGTTCTAATTCTCGTGATCGTATTGAGCCTTTACAAATTGGCGCAAACAACCAGCTCGGAATTGCAATGGAAAATCAGCGAAGAGAAGCTATATCCAAAACTTTTCATGTGGACCANNTANTNATGTCAACGGANCGAACTCAAACTGCAACTGAGGTGGTCCAGCGTAACGAAGAGAAGATGAGAATACTGGGTCCAGTTTTATATAGACTGCAGCAGGAATTATTACATCCTTTGATCATTCGTTGCTTCAACATCATGCTTAGAAAAAAATTATTTACTCAAGCTCCAGAAATTTTACAAGACCAGGAAATTCAGATTGAATATGTGAGTCCGATGGCAATCGCTCAAAAGTCTCAGGAATTACAAAGTGTCATGAAAGCGCTTGATATATTTGGAAGTATCTCTCAAGTTGTTCCGATTCAGGATTGGCTTGACGAACCAGGTCTAGTTAAACATCTTCAATCGACACTTGGACTACCTGCTAAGTTATTAAAAAGTGAAAGTGAAGTAGCTCAAATCAGAGCCGAAAAAGCTGCACAGGCACAACAGCAAATGGAACAACAGCAGATGCTACAGGAAACTGAAATGGCTCGTAATGCAGCTCCATTGGCAAAAGTAATTAATGACGGACCAAAACAATAATAAAAAGATTTTACAGCTTCGAGAAGATTACAAAATAACATTTGGATCTGACGAAGGTAAAAGAGTTTTGAATGACCTCGATATAAGGTGTCATTCGTTTGTAACAACTTTTTCAAAAGATAACAGTTACGAAACTGCTTTTTTAGAAGGACAGCGTGCAACGCTTCTATTTATTAAAGCGATGATCAATAAAAACAATAAGGAGTAATCTATGGATCAAGTACAGACAACTGAGCAACCTGCTCAACCTGCGGTAAAAGAAGAGACAACTACTCAACCTGCAGATCAATCGCAACCAGCTCAAGAGGAACCAAAGGTAGATTTTAAATCTTTAATTCCTAATGAGTTTAAAGAAGATAAAGCATTGGCAAATTTTCAGGATATGAATCAATTTGTTAAAAGTTATCTTCACGCACAGAAAATGGTAGGACTCGACAAGATTCCTGTACCGAATAAATATGCTACCGATGAAGATTGGCAGGAAGTATATAAACGTTTAGGTGCGCCAGAAACACCAGATCAATACAAATATAAATTTGCTAAAGATCAAAAAGTTGATGAAAACACATTAAAAGCTTTTAACGAAGTCGCTCAACGAAATGGACTTCTACCAAAACAAGCTGAAAATATTGTTAAGTTTTATAATGAACTTAATCAACAGGCGGTTAGTCAAGAGGCATCAAAAGTTGATGCTGCAAGACTGGAATCTGAAACTGTATTAAAAACAGAATACGGTGCAGAATATGCTAAACGTCTTGACCAGGCAAAACGACTGGCAACTCAAACTTTAGGAAATGATTTTTTAAATAAAACAATTTTAAAAGATGGTTCTAAATTAGGAGATAATGCTTCTCTCATTAAAGCCTTTTCTTTACTTGCAGACAAATTATCTGAAGATGAGATAGTGAAAGGCGAAGGCGCTGATTATATGAGCGCTAAAGAGTTACAAAGACAACTTGATGAGCTTCAACAAAAAGATTCTCCGTATTGGGATAAAATGCATCCTAATCATAAGAGAAATGTTGATGAAGTTTTCAAATTAAGAGAAATGTTAAACAATGGCTGATGGTTTAGCCACATTAACAGACAAAGAAATTCGGTTGGAGTGTATTAGATTGGCAGTAGAATTTGCTGCTGAAATGCAACGCTCTGATCCTTTACTCAAAGCTCAAGAATATTATGCCTGGGTAATGAAAAAAAATTCTTCGAGAAAATCTGCAAAGACCTCGATCAATAAAGTCGAACTGAGGACTTAAAACTTAGAGACGAGATCCGCATTT